AGTGGGCTCCAGTGCTGGTGTCGGATGAGGTATTGTATGAGCTTTGCTGATGTTTCGGTGTTAAGTTGATTGCTGGGATTGGACACACGGGCGCAATACGCAATGAGTTCCTGCACATTTTCGATACCCATATCTGTAAATTCTTGTGTGGGTTGACTGTAACTGAGTAATCGAACATGCATTATTTATAACTTCTTTTTACGTAAAAATTTTTGAGTTGATTGCTCTACGTCTTTTCGGACCCTTGCGCTATCTAATTTGAAATCGACATCGCTTATCTTATCTTCATAAGACTTACACAACTCACTAAGGCTTTGCTGGAATTTCTCCCAACCTTCACGACGAGTCTTGGCTGTTATTTTAATTTCCCAAGTTTTACCATCTTTGAAATTGACCATGACAGTACTAATGTACTTAATAGGAAGTACTTTTAATTCTATATCACTGAATACTTCTGGCCAATGCTCTATGACATCCTTGGGAAGAATCTTCCCTTTAGTCACGTTATTTTACTTTTTTCTTTGTTGGTACCAGCTCTTCGGCTAATCTGCGATAATGTGCGGCTTCTTTGGCTAATTTATCAGCTTGGCTACGATACATCTTTGCAGTAGCTTCTGGTGTATCATTTGCTCCTGCAACAATAACTTCAGGCTCTGCTTTTTTAACTTCGGCTGTTTGTTTTGTAGTCTGAGATTTAGCTACTTCGGCGATAACTTCTGGTGTAGCAGGCTGTGTCTTATCTGCAACGCCTTCACTTATAGCCAAATCATCTACCGCTACTCCGCGTTGTTCGGCAATAACTTGATTTAGTTCTGATAATGCAATACCAAATTGTACAGTTGGCGTCATCTCAACAGCATCTGTTGGCACTTTAACTAATCTGTTATTTACATGTAACCATGGCAACATTCTGGATCCATCTGGAAATTGACTACGATCCAACGCTTCTGCAAATTCGTATGCTTCCTGACCAGTTGAACTTTCTACCAAATTAATAAGAGCATCGTGATAGATGTCTGGCATATTTTCAGTAGGAACTACTAGGGCCGAATATGCATCACCAGGCAAAGTACGATAAGCAACCACTACTTTTTTATTGGTTGCTTTAATACGACCTACGTGTTTGATTTCAGCCATATTAAGCTCCGGTAGCAATTGAAGTTGCTGATTGTGGATTAGCCGGTTGTGCTGGTTGAGCGGCATCTGCGGCTTTTTGTTGAGCGGCAACTGCATCTAAAAATGTAGTCAATTTGGTATATGTTTGACCAACTGCTACCATTTCGTTTGGTTTGAATGCACCGCGTGAACTAGCAATATCGATAATTACCTTCATTGCGTTCAAATCGTTAACAGAAAGGTCATTTGACTGTTGTGCTTGTTGTGTATCTTGTTGTACGTCAGACATTTAATTCTCCTTATAATGTACTAATTTAATTATCTGGTTTGTAAATGTGGACAAGCAATCGTGAAAAAACTAAGTTCTTTTTCACTTTCAAAACCAATACGTGTTACATATACAATAGTATTGGTATGATCTAGAGCAATATCTTGCCCCACATAATACCTATTATTTAGATTCTTTTGTATCCAGCTATCGATAGATTTGACTATGGTAGGATTATATTTTTCTATGCTAGTATATTTGAAATGTGGACAAGCAACCTCAACCCTACGTAAACCAAAATAGTTTAGTGGGTTGGGCTTGCCATTCTTAATAGCCATATTACGCCGCTTGTTTTACTTGCTCGTAATAAGCATGTTCTCCGAAAGGTGGAACAATCTTATCATTACCATGGATGATGAATACTGTATCACAATAGTTTTCATCTCCCCAGCTACCCCAAGGATAACCGTCTGTAAACATGATAAACTTTTTAGGTTGAATATCATGTTCCTTCATGTATTCCCAGTTGGCATCAAATTCGGTTCCGCCGCCGCCCATAACTTCATAGTCATCAAACTCGTCCATTGAGTAGCCATCGAAGTCTGCTTCGTTATAGACTTTTGTATCAAAACACCAGACTTTGATTTTGAAGTCTCTATACTCTTGCATAATACCTTTAATCTCTGTTAAGAAATCTTTAGCTTGTTCGTCTCCGATACTACCTGACATGTCAATTGCTACACAGATATCAATGGTTTCTTGAAATTGTTGACCGGGTAAAATTGCGTTCATGTGCCAGCCCTTGCGATTAGGACGAATAAATGTAAAGTCATTCTTAATAGTGCTTTGTATTTGTTGACGCAGTATTTCACGCCAATTCATCTTAGGCTCTGTCAATTCTTTAATCATGCGTTGTACACTAGCAGGAGTATTGCCAGCACCTGCGGCTTGTGCGGCCTGCATTGTAGCTTCACGGATCTCGTCACGAATCTGTTTTAATTCTTCTTTAGAATATTTAGGCTGTCCGTCTTTACCGTCCTTGCCCCAGTCAATGTGGTCATCCAATAATTGACCAAGAGCGTTTAATTCTTCTTCGTCCATTTCGTCGAAGATTTTGTCGTAGACTTCTTCTGCACCCATTCCATAATATTTAGGGTCATGGAAGATTTTGATACCTTCGATGTTGTGTTCACCGATACGGTCACGTACTAATTGTCCGTTTACACAATAGTCTGCGGCAATGTTGAAAATACGTGGATTTCGTCCTTCACGTCGACCCATGTGATCGAATACGTTATGTAGAATTTCGTGAGCAATTACAAACTCAACTTGTTTAACACTGAGTGGTTCAAAAAATTCACGATTAAAGAAAATAGTGCGACCGTCTGTTGCGGCAGTTCCCATCCATTCGGATCCTTCTTCGATTTTTAAGCGTGTAGCCAAATTACCAAAAAACGGATGACGAAGTAGTAGACCTACTCTAGCTACAATGATCTTATCAATGATTGGATCTGCGTGTGACATATATGCTCCTGAATATTTACTATGTATATAGTATAACACCACCCGAGGGTGGTGTCAAGTGGTCCAAAACTCGATTATTTTTCTGTTGCTTGGGCAATATATTTTCCATATTTGGCATGGAAATCGTCGAAGCATTTGATTTCATCTGGGTCTAATGGCAGTTTATAAGTGCTCAATGCCAATTTAGTACCCATAATAACCAATTCGGTTTCAAAGTTATTCATCATAAATTCGAAGAAATTATTGGTCATATCGTTCCAAGTCTTGGCTTTCTTATCGCAAGCATCTTTCAATTCATAGCACAATGACACAGTCAAACTGTACATAGCTGAAATTTCTTTTGAATCCATTTTCTTAACTTTGCCACTCAAAATGTCGCTTGGATTAGGCATCTTACTTGCATGTTTACGGTGAGCCATAAACTTAATAGCAAGACCTTCACCAACCGAACCTGATACCAAATCAGTTAATGTGTCTGCATCTACATCGTCGTCTGTAAGCAGTTCGCTTACAAAGGACCAAGAACGGGGAGTGGCAAACGCACGGCTTGAACTTTTAGGATCAAAGTCGTACAAGTCCTTTTTACTAAAACTAAGGAAACCAACTACGTCTTGATGTACCTTGTTTTCAACAGCCCACTCAAAGTAGTCGTCCCAGTTAACTTGCATTTCCAAGTGAACAAAACGGTTAGCCAACGGAGCAGGCATACGGAATGTAACGCCCTTGTCAGTTTCACGGTTACCAGCCGCAACCAATACAACATTGTCAGGCAAATGGTAAGTGCCAACACGACGGTTCAAAATCAATTGATATGCCGCCGCTTGTACAGCAGGAGCCGCACTGTTCATTTCGTCTAAGAACAAAATGACTTGCTTGTGTTTACTAGCCAATTCTTGACTTGGCAATTCGCTTGGTGGTGCCCAACGCATAGTGCTGTCGTTACTGTCAAAATATGGAATACCTTTGATATCAGTAGGTTCCCACAAGCTCAAACGCACATCAATGACATGAGCTTCTAACTCAGTACCGAGTTGTTTAATAATGTCTGACTTACCAATACCTGGGGGGCCCCATAGGAAGATCGGACGTTGATTTTTGAATGCTTTGCGCAAAGATTTTTTAGCACCGCTTGGGCCAACTGTGCGACTGGAGATTTCTGCCATTTTGCTTCCTATCTTAGTTAAAAAAGTGTGTTACGAATAACGCTGTCTATGTATGTATTATACGCTAGGACGGCTACTTAGTCAACTGGTTTTAACTAGATTTTGGTAAATCTGATAATTCTTTTTCGCGTTCGTTCATGGCCTTAATCAATCCAAATTTGCGTATGTCGTCACTAAACAACATTAGCTCAAAACTCTTGCGTTCTGAAAAAACAGTAATTGACATTGGAGTTAAGTAGTATGGGCAATCCACATATCTTTCCAAAAATATAATAGTTTGGGGACTGAGTTCTATAGGATCGGTAAATGGAATTTCGTATTCTTTTAATTCTAATTCTTGAACCAAAAATTCATAACCTTCATCGCTTAACCGAAAATTGGTTTGTTTTCCTGCCCGGGTACTTTGCCACCATTTACGACTAAACATTTTAACATTTATGTCGTCTGTGCTCTTACCCCATTGCTGTAAGAAAATACGTGTAAGAGCGTCTCTAGTAATCATTTCACAATGGTGCCCTGTGTTAATTTGACAACTTGGAAATCCTCTGTACCAAAAGTAAGGTTCAATTTCTTTGCCAAATTATGGGCGTGGCCAGGATTTGAAAAAGAAACTTTTTTATACTTTGGTCCGGGATAACTTGTGAGGCTGTTAAAACTTTTTAAGTTGAACGGCTCATTTTTATAAAAAACTGCCCAAATCGCTTCAGCTTCAAGAATTTGCTCAGATTTCCAGGTTTTCTTGTTAGTATTTTCAAGAAGTATTCGTGGTTTAGGTCTAGACATAATATATACGTATCCAAATAAGTACGTATATATTTATCTTAATTATTGCTAAAACCACCACCGTCTAAATTTATCTGAACTACATCATTACTGCTGTTATTTTTTAGATTAGAATATAAGGATTCATAATCTTGCAATAATTTTTGTTGCATCTCGGTGAGCACTAAATTAAGTAATCGAGCCTGCTGAATTGGAATTTTCACTTCTTTTTGTTGCCCCAATTCAGCGGCTCTCAGAGTCTGCACGAACTGTGTGATTGGTGCAAGATTAATCTGATTTGACATTAGACAGTACCTGTTTCATTTCTATCTCAGTCTTAAAAGGTCCTTTGTAAGGATTGCGTTCCAGAGTAATCAATTTTGGACACCAGCTTTTAACCCATCCTTTATTGAATTTAATTGTATAATATCCTGCACAATATAAACTCTTACTAGCACTGCTTTTAGTGAATAACGGTAATTTATTCCTAACATCATACATGCTATTATAGGGTTTTACGCTGGTAGGAAACCCGTGACATTCGTTGGGTTCCGCTGTTGTAACTTTGATTTTGGTTCCGGGCAGAAAAAACCCTTCTCCAAATTGTTTGGTAAGATCTTGTTTACGATTAAACATTACTTCACCGTTGGTACTTGATAGTACAAACTTGTTATTTTCTTTCTTGTGTAGTGTTGCGATCTTAGTGCCGTCTTGCTCTACGATCCAAAACTTACCATCCACAATTGGCTTGGCGTATATAACTGTCATATTTTTCTCCTTAATATTACTTGGGCCCTGACGGCACCCGAGTAATGTACGTATTTATCTCTCATTCTTCTGTGAAATCTATGACATTGCCGTCAGCATCTGCACAGATAATACGAACAGTATCGCCGGCTTCATTTTTAATTTCGATCGGCCCCCAGATCCACCATTCGGTATCACCCTGATACCAAGGATCATCTTCGCGTTCTTCTAGTTCGTATGGACTGTTTTCTTCAAGGAAATCTTCAATTTCTGCTTGAGCTTCTTCATCAAGTTCTGTAACATCTACATCATACCAACAACCGCCATCAAACATTTCAACAAGTTCTACACTTTCAATATTATTAACTTCACAGTTAAGCATATCGATACTGTCCTTTCTGCCATCTCCGCCGGGCACTTCTACAAATTCAAATTCGGGAGGATTGTCGTCTGAGGTTTCTACAGTCCACTCGCCGTAACGGAAACCGTTAGTAACAGTGACTTTTCCATCACCGTTACGCTGATGATATGTTTCAACTTCTTGACAAGATTTTTTATAATATGTACTGACAGTCCACTGAGCCATGTTGTTCTCCTTAATCTGCTAGGGGTAGTGTTAGGGTTTCTTGAATCAACTCAATTAATTCTTCTTCAGTTCCAACGATAACTTTAGCAGTCTTCCAATCGTTTTCTTCATCACGTCCACCTACTTCAATCATAAAGCCGTTGTCATAACGATTAACTGTGAAACTTTCGTTTACTTTTGATAGTTTTTCTGTAATTGCACTCATTTAATTTCTCCTTGATATTTTGCCTGAAAAGGCTCTGCGTATTGCTGTACATTATCAGCAATCTTTTTCATATCCCAAGCATTGCAGAACTTGAGCATACGAATACCTACTTGGCTAACGTCTTTAGGTACTGCATTAGCTTTGATTGTTTCTCGAATTTTAACTTTAATATCTTCTGGCTGTGCTGTTAAGTCACATAGTTGTACGTTACGTTGATAATCTTCTAAGACTCTGTGTTCTTGTCCATTGTGGTCAACCCACCTCTGAAGCATGAG